GAGCACTCGGCAGTGGAGCCCGCCCGGCGAGAGCTCCTGCGGTGCGCTCAAACCCAGGGCATGCGCGCAGATTTCAGAGCAAAACCACTGGTCCCGGCGATGCCGTCGCAGATTAAAAGCCTGCGAGGCGATCAGGCCCAGATAGTCATAGGGGTTGCCAATTTCGGCGATGATCCGATCGACAGCTTCGCCTCCGGACCAGGGAACGGCGACAAACTCCCAGCTGCTAGGCTTGAACAGAATGACCTTTTCACGAACGCCCCCGTCCCGGCCGCTCGATGACCAGGCGCGCGCCTCAAAAGCGACGCCTGTCTGGGTCGGAAGTGACCGCAGGATTTCACAATGGCTGAACGCAGATCGGGTGACCCAGCGGGTCACCCGATCAAAGAAGCGGCCGTGGCCTTTATAGAATGCCAGGACGATCACACTAGGCGGATCAGAACATGGCGACGACGTCACGCGCGCCATCGGGCAGCTCCGGCCAGCTTTCGTCTGCGTGGAAATCCAGATCGGAGTCGGCTGCCAGCTCGAGCACTCGGCCGCGCATAGCAGCGACCCAATCGATGGCCTGCCCAAGCCCCACAAGCATGGCGCTCTCCTCGGCCGAGCGATTACTCGCAGTCTTGGCGGAAACCACGGCTGCAGCCGTTGCCATGTTCATCTGCGTTTCAGCTGAGGCAGCAGCGTAGATGCGACGGCGACATTCGGACTTGATGGCTGTTGCCCGAACTTCCGCTTCTGCAGATGCAATAACTGTTTCCGGATATCCGAGCGCCTCCGCATCTTCGCGGTTTGTGGAAAGGGTTGTTCGGCCATCGTGGGATATATCAAATTTCATCATTCACCTCAGTTCATCAGATAGTTGGTTCCAAGGGTGCCGCCCTCGTTCACGCCCGCCCCATTCAGAAGCGTCACGGATTGCTTGCTAAACATCGCAACGCCAGACGACATAGACCCAACCGCGAAAACAGCCCCATCCATGATGACATTGTTCATCGAAATCAAAGAAAGGCCTGCGCCGACACTCGACGCAACACAGACATTGTCCTGACCTGTGATGTTGCAAGAGTTCAGGGATACGATCCTCATTCCGAAGCTTGTGTAGCGAATAATCGAGCGCAAACTGCTCCAAGCCAAAGCGGGATTATCCTTTTCCGGGAACTGAATATTGACGCTCTGCATCGTGATGCTTTCCGACCCAATCGTGTCGAACCCTCGCATGTGATTGAAGTTTGCATCACTAACCGCGCTAAATTTAAGGGTCGGCCTATCTCCTGGCCCTTTTTGCTTTATGAAAAGTCGACGCCCCGCAAGAAAAAGCCCACGATCGACGGTATGTTCTTTCCCAGCTAGAAGGTTGAGCGTGACCAAAGACCCATAGGGCGCGGCATCAATAGCATCCCCGATATTAGTGAATACGCCCCCCGAAACCTCAGATGGATTGACCGCGTCAGGGTCAATTTCCACATTGAAGTTCATCTGAGTGTTGACGACGTTTTTCAAATTTGACGATAGCGCGGTGTAAGCCGCCTGCGCAGCTGAAACATCACCATCCCAACGCGGCTTTTGATCCTCAAAATATGCCTTAAGATCAGTGTAGCCAGCGATCAGGGCGTTGATATCTTCGATACTGGTGGCCATTGCGGCTCTCCTTTAGTTTCCGTAAGCAGCGGCGATAGCGTCGGCCTGACGCAACTGCTCGAGTTGAAGGTTGGCAATTGAGAGGCCCATTGTGATCGACAGGTCGAACAAATCATCATCGGGGGCATCCACGATGATCAGCCCCTCGGCCACACGACTGAAGCTGAGAACATGGTCGATCAGATAGACAATCGCACCCGTGCGCCGCACCTCGGCTGCCGGAAAGGTGCACAGCGCAATCAAGCTGCCCGCAGCGTCAAAGAACCCGGCCTCACGCACATCGAATGCGACAATGTCTGCGCCGAATTCAGCCTTCACGCGCCAGGCATTCGGCGAGACAATATGCCGACGCTCGATCGGCACCCGCACCCGCTCCCGACGCAGCGCGGTCTGCCCAAAGTCGCCGTTATAGCTGGCCCCGTTGCCGTCGCCCAAAGCCACATGGGTAATCGCGACCTGTGAACCAGACCCCGCAGCCTGGGCGATCTTCGTCTCAGCGACATCAGTGAGAATGGTGGTGGGCATCAAGCGGCATCCCTTGTTTGAACATCGTGGAAAACAGAGCTGACTAGGCGCGACCGGGACGCCGCGCGGATCGAAACCGGCACCTCCGCGATGCGCGTCCGTGGATCCGGATCATGATCGAGCTCGGACACCGCGCGGCCGCGCGCACCGGCACGAGTATAGATGGCCGTGTCAAACCGCTCACCGATCCTCAGCTCGAAATGCGACCGGAGCGGCTTGAGATTGACCAGGATCGAGGTGATCAATGCGAGAGTCCGCGCATCGATTGCCATGCCAGCCGCGAACACGTCCTCACCGAAGGCGTCCAGCCGGAAGGTGTGCGGATCACCGCCATACTCGAACCACTCGGAGATATCTGTGCGAAAGCCGATGCCAGAAAGCGCACGGCGCACAGACCCGACGGTCCCCTTCGCCCGGTGCACCTGGACGGCATTCACTAGCACCTGCCGTTTGTATGCTTCAGGCCACGCGCTATCCCAGACTTCAACGGAAAACGCCCAGGCCAGATATGGCAGCAAATGCTCCGGACAGGCGGCTGCATCCCAAAGCGCTGCGATCGGATCACCGAAGCCGAGCAAGCGACCGGACAACTGCTCCAGATCGAGCTCAACCTGCTGCGCATTTGGTGGAAGAACTGTGGGCAGATCAGACATCGCTCCCCCCGACCGTCACGGACACCGAGCTGCAGTACGCCGCCTCAACGCCGTCGATCACCAGATCGGCAACCGGGCTCACCAGCGTGACTTTCTGCACCCCGGTCAAATGAAGCGCCGCATGCAGGCCCGAAATCGTGACATCGTGCCCCAGGCGGTGCTGCTCGGTCACGAACGCCGTCGCCGATGCCAGCGCGGCCGCGCGCACCACTTCTGCATCCGGACCCTCGTAGAGCGTCAAAACCGCCTCGAGCTGATAGGGCACGATCGTGGCCCCTTGGACAATCACCTGATCCGTCAACGGACGGATATCCTCGTCGTTCAGCTTCGCCGACACCACCTGAAGCAGCGCCGCATCAGCTGACCCATTGCCTGCCTGCGACAGCACCGTGACCAGGACTTGACCAGGCAACGGCGATGCAACGCTGATATCTTTGACCAGGGGCGATGCGGATAGCCCCCAGAACACATAGGAGCCGCGTGGCCCGGCCGTCGTAAACCCCTCGAGCGCAAGCTGAACCCGCGAGCGGAAACGCGTGTCGTCCTCGAGCACGGCAGGCACAGGCGGTACCGCAGCCGGATCGGCCTCCTGAAGCACGGCCCGCGCCACGCCGTAGAACGCCGCCAGCTGATCGAGCTGCGCCCCCGCCGCGAAGGCAAGCATGTTGCCACGGCCCGCGTCGTCAATCTCGGCGCGCAACAGGAGCGCGCGGTACGCCCAGGCCGCACGCACTTTGCTGATCGGCTCGCTTTCCAACCCGAGGATCGGCTCAAGCCCAGGATCGCGCGCGACCAGCCAGCCTTTGATCTCCGCCAGGATCGTCTCGAAGTCTTTGCGCGCGATGATCTCCGGAGCGGGCAGCCGCGCGAGATTGATGGCGGTAAATGCGTTCATCCCACTTCAATCCCCGCAATCGTGACCTCACGGCCGTCGGGCAGGTACCGGCCGCTCAGATCAATGATGATTTTGCCAGGCTCGAAGGTGCGCAGCGTGACCGTGTCCACATCGATGCGCGGCTCCCAGGTCATCAACGCTTCAGCCGTGGCTGCGATGATTGCCAGCTTGGCTGCAGACGAATACGGCGCATCAATCAACTCAAAAAGGCGCGAGCCGTAGTCACGACGCATCACCCGCGACCCAACTGGCGTGGTGAGAATGTCCCTGATGGACTGCCGAAGGTGGTCGATGCCGCCTAGTTTCCGGCCGGTGAGTGCGCTGATCCCATACATGCGCCCACATTGGACAGGACGCCCGCCCCGATCCTCTGGCGGTTCCCCACTGGCCTATTTCGGCCCGCTCGTGTCGCTTGGACCAGGCTGAATGCCACCATGCACATGCGAAACCAGGCTGATCCCTGAAGCAACCACATCGCCAGCCCCCGTGATGGTGCCCGCGAAGTTGCCAGCGGGCACACCGCCCGCGAACGGACCAGGGTAAATGATCCCATGCGCCGTATTGCCACCAGGCGAGAGAACCACGACCTGAGTGCCGACCGACGGCGGGATCCAGAACTTCAGCTCTTCCGACCCGAGCTGCGCGATCTTCAGCCAGTCGCTCTCGGCCCCATCAGCCCATTTGACCTTTGCCCGATCGCCGTCCCGCGCGGTCACCGTGGCGACCATGATCATCCGCTCGACGGCCTGCATCAATTGCGACAGCGTGAACTCAGACACCGCCAGCCTCCGCGACATAGTCGTCCTCATGCGCAGGCCCGATATCCGGCGACCAGGACGTCAGCAGCTGCGTCGGCGTCAGCCCGTCATCGATAAAGAAGCTGGGACCGATATCGGCCGCGTGGGCCCATTCGACACGCCAGATATCGAACTGATCCGCCTGCGGCGCAAAATCGTCGGGCTCAACAGCCAGGACAACGGCCGCACCCCAAGCGACCCCGAGGCGTTCATTATGCACGGCCGCTGCGAGCGCCCCGGCCGCTTTGATCACCTCGCGCCGCACGTTCGGTGTCCGGTACCCCAGAATGATCCGCGCCTCGATGCGCACCAAGCAGGGAAACTGCCCGGTATGGGAATCCTTATCCGGATCCGGCTCGAGCTCGGACATTTGCACCACGATCGCGGGAACCTCCAGGGTTTTCCGCGATTCGTCCTCGGCCGCGACGGTCTTAAAGGTCGGGAACGCAGCTGCCAAAGTTGCCACGACCGTGTCCAGGGCAGCGCCCAAATCAAGTGCTTCAGCCATCATCCAACTCCCAAGATTGTGCGCGCCCGAATTT